GATCACAGCCACCAGGACGTGGCCACGTGTCTTGCCTGCCAGCTTCATATCCCACGCTGCCGCGCTGATGGTTTCACCGGGCTTGGACTTGCCTAGCGTCAACACCCGCAGCACCCAAGCGTCGAGCTTGATCAGAATATTCAACAGGCGGCGTGAAAGTTCGTTCATGGCGTCACCGGAGTTGCGATGGGCACAATCTGAACAACGTCAGGCACGACAACCGGTTGGTTGATGGCGGGTGTGATTTGGATCACATCAGGCACCACAACCGGCGCAAAAACTGGTGTGCTTGTCGTTACCGGATTGGCTTGCGCGGTGTAAGTGCCGCTGCCCAAGACGCCTGTGCCTGACATCGTTTGATCAGCACTTGATGCTGTGTCGTGGCTGTCGGTGCTGGTTGTCATCACCGTGGATACATTGGCCTGCGGCACGATCACGTTGGCAGCAGCGGGCGCTTGAATCTTGCCCGCGATGCCAACAAAACCTGCCGTGGTCGCTGTGCTGGCCAGCATCGCGTTGTTGCTGGAGTTGATGGCTACGTCCGCGCTCTTGCCAATGGCATAGGCTTGCGTGAGTCCAGGGATGATGACGATGCTTGCCCACTGCAGTGCAGCACTGCGTTGTGGGGCAGCTACCTGCTGTTGCCCTTGCTGGGTGCCGCCACCGATGGCGATGGCCATGACTGCTGCAACCGAGCTTGCCGTATCGCCCTTAGATGCAATCGTGGCCAAAGCGCTATAACGTGCGGCGTCAGACGCGGCGCGGGCAGTGGCGATGTCGCTTTGGGCTTTTGCATATTGCGAGTAGTCCGTAGATGCGCAGGCCGTCAAGGCGATGATGGGGATCAGTGCAAGGTATCGCATGGTTGCCCCTAAAGTTGATCAGTTGTGGCCCATGTCGTAATACTGCTCAAGCGCCCAGTGCTCGTTGACAGCCGACTGCTTGCCGAATTGCTTCTCGAATGAGTCTTCACCAGCTTTGGATTTGTTGGCGTTGAACACCTCAGCGTCCTGCTTGCTGTACGCACGAAAGCGCACCCAGTCCAGCAGGAATGGTTGATAGCGGGGTGCGATCTCCATGTCGTCGCCGTCGCCCGCAGGCTCCAGGGGCGTGCGGATCACGGTCATGTTCACGGTGCCTGCTGCCACAGCCGGTGGCCAGAAGCGCAGGTAGTTGGTCTGCCAGTCAGGGATGAAGACCCGTGGCACGCTGGCCATGGCACCCTCCCAGCCCGGCACTTCCTCGTCCATGCTGCGCGCCACCTTGGGCACCAGCGGGGTGTTGCTGGCCGCCAGCGCTGCCCTGCGCACAAAGATCACAGCGGGGTGCAAGTCAACGCCCTCAGCCCCGGCCAGGTAGCTGGCCTTGGCGGCCGCTGACCGGGAGTCCACCAGCAGCAGCGCGCGGCGGCAGGCTTCGTCCTGGGCCTCGTTGATCCAGGTGGCCAGCTCGCTGTCGGACCACAGGTAGGGCGCGACCGCGTCGTTTTCCTCTGTGCGAAAGCGAGCTCTGAGTTCTGCGAGTGTCATTGGGGAACCTTGAAGATGATGGCCGCGTACACGTCAATCGGGTCGATCAGCCGCTGGCACATGGCGGCGCCCGTCTCCTTGTCCTCCTGGCAGTGCTCCATGGTGTAGTGCAGCCGGTGGCAGGGGTAGCAGGCCAGGGTGGGGGGCGGCACCATCACGAAAGTGTTCTCCCAGTGCTTGGTCAGGTTTTCGTTGGAGCTGTGCGACAGCAGCACCACCTTGCGGTTGGCCTCAAACGCCACGGCATTGAGAACGCCCGTCTCGCAGCCCACCACCGCGTCAGCGACCTTGGCCAGGGCCAGGGTGTCACGGATGCCGATCTCGCCCGACAGGGCCACGACACGGGGTTCTTTCTCCCAGCCCATCTCTAGGATGCGGCAAGCCTGGTCACCGACCAGGAAGATGCGGCAGTCCTTGTGGTTGGACAGGATGTTGGCGATGACCGCGTCCTGCCCAGGGTAAAACTTGTGCTGGCTGGAGCCTGACAGCGCCCAGACAATGTTGAAGCCGCCAGGCAGCAGCCGGGCCTTGGCGTCGGCGGTTTCTTTGGCTGTGGGGTAAAACTTGAGGTTGTTCTCGTAAGGCACGCCCGCGAGCTCGCTGGTGAACTCCAGGTAGTTGGTGTTCATGTACTTGTGTCGAACGTCGTGTGGCCAGCCGTGGTTCATGCGCCCGGGCATGGCCAGCAGCGTCCCCTCGACAGACTCACACAGGTTGATGAATCGGTCGAACTTCTTGGACATCACGTCGAAGAACTTGGGCAGCTCCTGGTTGGGCACCTGGTCCTGGTCCTGAATGAACCAGGCGTCGACATGCGGGTCAGTCTTGATGACGTCCTGCCCCTTTGGGGTGGTCATGACCGTGACATGGAAGCCTTGTGCCTTGAGGGTGGGCAGGACGTTGGCCATCTGTAAAAGATCACCCCAGCCCCCGTAGCGGACCACGCAGGCTGTCTTGCGCTCGGGCTTGGGCAGCATCCACGACTGCAGGTGCATACCATGGGAGCACTTCTGGAACACCAGCAGGAACGAGTATTCCTGCCCGCCGTTGCGCTCTTCGCGCACCAACAGGTCCCAGCCGCCAACGTCCGTCATCGCGTCGATGATGTCCTGTGGGGCGAAGTCGTGCTTGTGGTCTGGGTTGGCGCCGGGCTGGCCGACGTTGGGGTAAAAGTCTTTGTGCGGCAGATAGAGCGCCAGGTGGCCGCCCACCTTGACGCACCGCCACCAGTCCTTCAACGCGGCCTGATAGTTCTCGATGTGCTCCAGCAGGTGCGATGAGAACACCGCATCCACGCTGGCGTCTTCGATCGTGTTGCTCAGGTCTGCGCAGTCGTCGACGCGCAGATCGGGTTTGATCTGAATCCCGAACAGCTCTGTGTCCTTGCACGAGTCGACACCCAGGAAGTGCGGGAAAGCCTTCTTCGGGCCGCAGCCCAGGTCGAGCACGACCCCGCGCGTGTAGGGCACGATCTCGTACTTGACCTTGTCGGCCTCGTTTCCTTGGGGGTCGGTCGCGCACCAGGTCACGTTAGGTCCTTGAGCTGTTCTGCGAGCTGCGCGTCCACGTCCTCGACCGGCTTGGCCTTGGGCGCCTTGACGGCTTTCACCGGCTTGGTGGCGCCGATCTCATCGCCGTTGCCGTCGAAGCTCTTGTCACCCTGCACGTAGCGGGTGCCGTCAGAGGCACCGTGCACTTCACCGTAGGGCTTGGTCTTGTCCAGTGTCGCCACGGCTCAGTCTCCGAGTGCCAGTGAGCCCATGCGGCCGGGGGCCTTCTCGTGGCTTTCAGGCGCGGTGAACTGGTATGACTCTTCAAAGCCCTCGAAAGGGCGGCAGCTCTTGGTGTCAGCACTGATGCTGCCCATGCTGTTGGTGGCGTCCATGCCAATGTCGCAGCCCTGGCCAGCCTGCAAGCCGGTGCTGGTGCCAGCGTTGCCCATGGAGCCGCCCAGGGCACCGTTGCCGATGGCGTTGAGCGAGGCGCGTGATTTGATGTCTTCTTTGGTGGTCATGGTGGGGTCCTTAGAGGCGTTGGTATTTGCTGTTGGCACCGGCGAAGCCGTCGCGGATGTACGGGTCACCGACGTAGTTGGTGCCGTCGGCATCCACGCGCCCGGTGTCGTGCAGGGTTTCCTTGGTGAAGCCGCGGCTCACGTCGGCAGAGGTCACACCCGCATCGGCCAAGCCGTCAGAGGTGTAGGCCGCAGAGGCGCTGACCATGGCCTGTGCGGCGGTCAACTCTTTGAGGGTGTCTTGGTTGGGCATGGCATCTCCAGTTCAGGTGCCTGCAGTTTGCCCATGCCCCTCCTAATCGCCAGACGTGAAAAAGCCCACCGGAGTGGGCTTTGGTTACTTCTTGAAGGTCTGTCGAAAGAGCGGCTCCGCAGCCTTCTGTACTTGGACCCATGCGTCGAAGTCCAAATCATCCATCTGTTGCTGCAAGGCTTTTATCTTCTTCCTAGTAGCAACAACGACCTCCTGCAGGGAGACGATCTCTTTGTTTACCAAACACACAAAAAGAAAAGGGGCCGAAGCCCCTGATCTGTAGTTTTTGCCTAGTATCAGTTGGCTTCAGCAGTTGCCCACTTCAAAACCCGCGCGTTCGCCGCAATACCGTGAACAAGTCCAAAGCCCCCCAAATAGTACCAGGCGATACCACGGCTGCGACCGTAGTCAGTCGGAATCTTGCCGCGCATTTCCTCGGGCACTGCGATACCTTCAGCCACGGTATCAGCACCGAAGAAGTAAGCCCAGTTGGACTTGGCGTTGGTCCAGGTGGCCTTGGCGATGTTGGTCTGCTCGATGAAACGAGTGGACTCGTAACGGCCGATTTCGCCGTTCATGATCATCTGGAAGCCTTCTTGGATGTAAACCTTGATGGATTCCAGATCGTTCTTGAACTTACGGAACGTGGTCGGGTGCGCGATGGCGAAGTAGTCATCGGCTTCGTACGGAGGAATGTTGCGTTCCTTCATCACGTCGACGATGGTCTTGACGTGCTCTTTGCCCAGGGCCACGTTGTTGGTACCGGTCACGGTGCCGTTGGTGTACAGGGTCACCGCCGAGGTGTCGGTACCTGCCACTGGGATGACGCGCAAAGGGGTGGCGTTGAACTGGTCGTAGGCGGCCTGGTCCAGCGTCTTCTTGGCGTCGTTCTTGAGCACCTTCTGGATGATCTCTTTGACAGGGTGCTCAGAGAGGTCGTCCAGCTTGCCGGTGTAGGGAACCGCATTACCGTACTCGGTAATGGTCATGGTGCCCTGTGTGATGGTGAAGTTGGTTTCAGCCATCGTGGTCGTTTCAACCAGGGTTGTGCCCTGAGTAGCCACGTTGGAATACACGTTCCAGTGGTACTCTTGGCCCTTGCCCTTGCCTTGAACGGCAGCGTCTTTGATGTCCGCAAACTGGCGGAACTTCACCAAGGGTTGCAGCGCTTGACGCAGCACCTTGGACAGGTTGGGGGACCACATGTAGCCCCCGAGGTTATTTGTCATCCAAACTTGACCAGCCATTTTGATTCTCCAAAAAAGTGTTTATGCGACCCGTCGGGGCATGGACTGCCCCAGACGGCGTTCAGCCATGGCAGCGATGACATCCGAGGGGTTTTCCTCAGACGGTGTCGCCGTGCGGCTTGCTACTCCAGATGCTGGCTTAACGAGGTCCAGCCGCTGCTTGTTTTCCAGCCGGGTGTTGGTGGCGGGCTTCGGTGCGTCCTGCTGACGCCCTGCGGGTTCCCTGCCGAGCGACTTGTAGACTTCTTTGGCTGCGGTGATCATGGCTTGTGCACGCGGCATGCCGCTGGCAACAGAGCGATTGATCTTCATCGCAGTCAACATCTCCAGGTCGGGGTCGGCGATCAGGTCAGGGTAGTCGGTCTGAATCGTCTCGAAAGTCTTGTCCACTTCCATCCGTTGCTGAATCTGCGCCGTCAGCTGGTCGATGTCGATGTTTGGAGTGGCAGGGGTAGGCTGGTCGCCGCCCCGTCCGTTTTGCAACAACTCCGCCAGCGCTTCCGACGCGCTATCCTCGTCACCCTCGTACAGCTTCGAGAGGACGGATTTCACCTGGGCCTTGAGCTCCTGCGGAGCCTCGGCCTGAGTGACGGGTGCAGGCGCCTGAGACTGGGCCTCCTGAAGGGCGGCTTGCTCGTTGGCCTGCCGCAGCAGTTGGGTGGCCTCTTCCAGCCTCCGGTCTGCTGCTGCATTCTTTTGGTAGCTGCGGATCAGCTCGTCGTCAGTGACGGTGCGCTCTTCGCCGTCCACCTTGAGGGCGTGCACCTTGGGGGTGGCCACCGGTGGGGTTGCAGGCTGCTGCAGCGCGAGCTGGTCAGCATCAGGGTTGTCCTGGTCAATGTCGGCGTCCTCATCCATGCCGTCGAAGTCGTTCTTGACGCGCACGATGCTCTCGGCGGCGATCTTCTCCATCATCAGCTCGCGGGCGGATGGCTGGACTTCGGTAGCGGGTTGGTCTGACACGTCTTGGTCGATAGCGTCTGACAGCATGAGTTCGGGCATTGGGGCTCCTGTGGGTTAGTGGGATTGGTCGATGAGTTCGTCCTGAGCCGTGTACCCAGCGCGGATGGCGTCAGCCAGCCAATACTGGATGTCCTCGGCCACCTGGATGTTGTGCTGCAGCGCGCGTATCTGAGTGGGGTTCTCAGGGTTGACACGCTTGAGCTGCTCAGTGGCATCCACGACTTGGGCTTCAGCGCGCGCAATCAGGAATTTCCCGATGTCGCTGCCCAGGAAAGCCTCCACCTGGAAGCCAAAATCAATGGCCCGATGGAGGTCTTTGCCCTGCTGGGCCAAGTCGTTTGCAATGGTGGGTTCTTCACTCATGGAGGCGAAGATAACCCTGCCCCTCATGATGCGTGCATTTCGTGCAGACAAGAAAAAGCCACCGGGTTAGGGTGGCTTTAGTTGGGCCTACCCCGTCAGTGTGCAGGAGTTGGAGGCGTTCGAGTTGTCCCGGGGGTATTTTACGCTCCCGTCACCCCCGGCTGCACGCCATCGGCACGTTGCGTCTCGATCCCATCCATGGCACCCTGCCCCGGGCTGCCGGGCATGGCCGCCTTACCCGGGAACATGGGCGAGCTGTTGCCACTGCCCTGGATGTCCACGGGCCCGGTCATGGTGGCCTCGGCCGCCGCCGGGGTGACAGGCATGGCACCGCCAGCCAGCACCGCGTTCTCGGGGTAGTTGGGGTCCGCGCCCTCTGGCGTTGGCACCTGGTAGCCCGCGGCCTGCATGATCTTGTCGGCAATGGGCGCCGCCTGTGGCACCGCCGAAATGACCTCGGCAGCCTGCATTGCGGCATAGGCGCTGGTGACCCCGGTGGCAACCTTGTCGGCCTCGGCCTTGGCGCCCTGCTTCTTCATGTACTCGACCTTGCCCTCGATCTCCTTGACCCTGGCGGCCAGCAGCTCGGGCGGGTGCTTGGCGTCCAGCGCCTGCTGCAGTTGCTCGACCTGGGTCTGCAGGGCCTGCACTTGCGGGTCTTGTCCGCCGTCTCCCTTGAAGAACCGGCCGCCATCCTTGTGGCCCAGCGCACCGAACACTTCTTTGATCAGCTCGACCGGGTCGACGCCGTATTTCTCCAGCACGCCCTCGGCCAGGGCCTCCTTGACGCCGCGCACGCCGGTCATCAGGTTGTTGATCTTTTGCGTCGGGCTGGTGGCGCTCATGCCCACGCTGACCACCAGCGTCAGGCTCCCCATGAGCAGGTCGTCGGTGGCCTGGTCCAGGCCCATCTTCTGGAACAGCTTGGACTTAGACCCTGCCAGGCCCAGGATGACCTCGTCGGTTTCGTAGAACTGCTCCAGCAGCACCAGCTGGGCCAGCACCGGCTCGACCCAGGTTTCGATGAAGGTCTTGAGCTGGTAGTTCTGAACCTTGCTGGCCCCGGCGTCCATCATCTCCATGCCGCCCACCGTCTCGTTGAGCTTGCGGTTGGCTTGCACGGATGACTGGCTCATGCTGCCGGTGATCTCGTCGAAGTCCATGTTCAGCCGGTCCTGCTCCTGGTACGCGCTGCTGGTAACGTCTGGCGTGTCGAGCACCTTCACGTCAGTCTCGATGTTGTCCATCAAGGTCACGCTCGACGGCACGTTGCGCGTCAGTGAGCGCATGTCCACCTGCTTGTTGCGGGCCACGAAGTAGCGCTTGTTCATGGCGAACTTGACGTTGTCCACACGGTTGTTGGCGATCTCGTTGATCTCGGCCATGGTGTCGCGCGACAGGCGAACCGGGCCTGAGCTCCAGTTCTTGTGCGTCTCGATCACCGACTTGCCGATCACGAACGGGCGTTTGCCGTGCGCATACTGCGCTGTCAATGGCTCGGGGCTGGACAGCATGAACTCGCTGCCAAGCGTGTAGTACATCACGTCCTCACCGGTATCGTCGTCGGCCATGACGTTCATGTGCACCCAGACGATGGTAAAGCTGGTGATGCTGGTGACCGTGTCCGCGCTGTTGGTGCGGTTGTCCTCGCGCAGCATGCGAGTTGAGTCGTACTTGCGTGCAGCAGAGAGCATTTGCGCGTCTGAGAGCATGTTCCATTTGCCCTGGCGCATGCGCTGTTTGACGTCCTTGACGTACATGGGGATCAGCCAGATGTTGTACGGGCTGGTGTTTACCGGGTCGGTCCAGTCGGCCGCCGGGTCAAAGCGGAAGTTCTCCATCGGTATCAGGGTGACGGTAGGCTTGTCCACCCCCTTGACCTCGTCGTACTCCCAGCCCTGATGGCTGATGACAGTGCCCTGCACCATGGCGTCCTGGTAGGCGCCGATGACCGTCTGGAACCAGGGCACGGTCTTCTTGAGCCGGTAGTTCAGCAGTTCGAGCATGACCTCGGCGCTGACTTTCTGCATGTCGTCGCGTTCGTCTTCGGGGTCGATGGCCACCACGGCGGCTGTGGAAAAGAAGGCTTCTGCCGCGGTGGCTTCACCGTTGCGCACCATGCTGCGGGTCTTGGGCCGGTAGAAGCGCGAGCGTGCCTTGTAGGCATCGCTCACGTATTTGCTGTCTGGGTTGTGCTTGCTGTGAAACTGGCGAATGTCGCGCTCCAGGTTGGGCCTGATGTTCGCGTCAAAGAACATGGTGCTGCCCTTTTCCGCGTCTCTTGCGAGCTGCAGGGCGGTGGTGTCGTCCATCATTTTGATTTGTCCCCCAGTACGCGCCCGGCAAAGTCCTTGGGCAGGGCGTCCAGCAGCTCGTTGTCGGCACGGCCGCGCTTGATCTTGAAGCGCTCCAGAATCTCACCACCGGCGGCGATGCTGCGCTTGACCAGGTGCGATGCGCTGTAGACGTTGTCGAGCTTGATCACGTAGCCGTGCGTCTCGCTCAGGCTCATGTTGTGGATGGTGGCGATGCCCTGCTGAGACTGCACACGGATGGCCCACAGGTGCCCCGGGTAATGGGCGTTGAGCGCTTCACCGATGTCCTTGGACCTGGCCATGTCGTAAGCCTCGGCCACCGTGTCCTCGGGGCTCATGTACTCGTTGGTGAGCAGGATGTTGCTGTCGTCACCGTGCAGTTGGATGTGTTGGCTCATTCTGGGTCTGGCTCCGTCTCAGTGCGTTGCAGGTTGGTCTTTTGCTCGTCGGTCAGGAACAGGTACTCGGCCCGGCTGTAATACTGCCGAATAGCCATGGGCAGCCGGTCGTACTCGTCAGGCCGGGACATAGGGATTGGGCGGTGTATCAAAGCGTGTTCCATTGCTGAACTCATAGCCTGGTTGACGGTAGTCGGTAGGCGATTGGCCGCCAATCGACGCGGCGATGGTCACCTCCTCGCTGAAGAGGCGCTGGCTGTAGCTTACGCCGTTCACACCCTGCTGTGGCAGGTAGTCGGCTGCTGGGTAGTCGTCAGGCATGCTCAGGCTCCGGTTTGTAGTTGTGCTTCGCGTCGACGAACTGCCCTGTCTCACTTCTGAGAATCTGGTAGATGCAAGCAGTTTTCGCTTTACGTGCCATCGGAAAACACCTCGGGTTCTAAAGTTGTCTGATCGACGATGATGGGCGGCAGCGCGTCGATGTCGAAGATGCGACTGGTCGCGTCCATGAAGTCATCGTGCACGCAGTACGGGAAAGTCAGGTACTCGTCGAGCATGTTCTTGTTGAGACTGTAGAGACGCCCCTCCTCATCCTTGCGGTGTGTCGGTGCCAGGATGCGGAAGGCCTGGCCCTGGGCGCGCATTGCCATCTGCGCCTTGGTCTCGGTGGGCTTGCCGTCGCGTGTGGGCGTGACCGCAGGCATGAAGAAGCGCCCTGCCCTGAAGTACGGCTCAAGGCGTTGCACCCGGTCGATCTTGCTGCCTGGGCCCTCCTTGGGCCAAGCCAGCTCGTGAATCTCGAATGCGTCCTTGTCGCGCTGCATCTCCAGCTCGAAGTGCTCCAGGTCGCTGGTGCTGCCGTAACGCTCATAGCCCACCTTGACTAGCTGCACGCCGGGCATGGCCATCCATGTCTTGCGCAGCGCTTTGAGGTTGCGCCAACGCTCTGCCAAGCCCATGCGGTGGTGGAAGCCGTCCAGCAGCCAGTAGTTGCCTGCGCTGTCCACACCGACCACCGGCATGGCTGTTCGGTCGCTGCCCTTCTTTTTGCTGCTGGCAGGGTCGCACAGGATGTACACGTTGAGCGTGGCCGGGCGGATGTCCATGAACCGCAGCCATTCCTTCTGAAAGATGGCGGCCGAGCCCGCGGCCGGGTTCTGCAGCATCTGGGCTGCCAGGGTGCTGGTGGTCTGCTTTATCTTTTTGTCTGCCCACACAGCAGGTGGCAGGAACACGGGGTTGCCGTCGCGGAGCCCGTTGTCGGTGGCCGGGTACACCCTGGGCTTCACGGCGCCCATCTCCATGATCGTGTGATACGTGTCGCCGAAGTGGTATCGGGTGCCCACCATTTGCATACGGGCCATGCCGTCTTCACCACGGGCGCCCAGGTTGTCGCTCATGGACCAGGCCTCGGTGGTCTTGCTGATCATCTCGGGGCTGGTGACGCTGTCCGGGGTGACCACGTCGTCGTAGACCCGCAGCAAGAAGTGAGCGCCCACCGGCTGGCCGTCCACCAGGCCATGGCCCTCGACGGTGGCCTCTTTGGGGTTGCTCTTGCGCTTTACCACAATGCCCGCGTCCTCGCTCCAGCGGGGCGACTCTTTCTGCGGGTTGGCGTAGAGCACGTCGGGGAACATGTCCCGCAGCAGCGTGTTGCTCTCCAACTCGTACTTGATCTGCTTGAGGAATTTGCGTGCTGACGGCTTGTTGAAGCTGAAGATGCCAATGGTGATTTCAGGGTTCTTGACGATCTCCTGTATCACGCCCGCAAAGGTAATCACCGTCGATTTGTAATGCTCGCGTGCCCACAGGTCCAGGTAGCCGTCGGGGTTGCGTTCGACCTCCCGGCAGCGGTCGTACAGCCAGGGGTGCTGGGCGTCAGGGCGGCCCAGAATTTGGGTCAATAGGAAATACCTATCAAGCTTGACAACCTCTGCCACATCTGGCAGGGGCCAGTCTGCCATGTCCTGGTAGAGATCGAGGGCCTCGTCGTAGCTGAGGGCCCACAGGTCTTCCTGGGTGATCATTTGGCCTCTTGCCGGGCCTTGATCTTGGCCATGGACTTGGCCAGGCGCTCTTGGAACAGGGCGTTGCCCGCGGCGGCGCCAGCGACGACCGCGGCCGCGGTGGCGGCTGCAGTCTGTGCGTTGTCCTCCTCGTAGCTGCCCACGATCTTGGCGGCTTTCTCCAGCGCGGCGTTTTTGTCGGCGATCTTGTACTTTTTGAGCTCACCGGTGAACACCCGGCTGTCTCCAGACCCCGTGAACTGGTCCAGCACTTCGAGCCCGGCCACTGCCGCAGCGGTGTCATCGTCCAGGTTCTGGATGGGTATCGGTTGGCCGTTTGCGTTGAACAATTTGCGAGCGTCGAAGAAAGCAAGCCGGGCAATCTCCAGTGCCACGCGGTCCTTGGTGAGCTCCATTGAAGCCAATCGCGCCATGCGATGCGCGTCGAGAATTGCCTGCTTTGCTGCAATAGCTGCGTAAATGACCGGTTTCGACAGGTTTTCTGTGCCCATTTGCTTGGCGGTCTTTTTGCTGTAGCCTGCGCGAATTGCAGCCTGCGTGGCGTTGCTGTCGATCAGGTACTCGTCGATGAACGCAGCCTGCTTGGGCAATAGCTTGGCCATGATCAGCTCCTCGGGGTTTGCGGCATCAGCCATGCGGGGTAGCCCACCTGCGCTGTCACCAGTTTTCTGTAAACGAAACAGCGACGGGTTCGATACCGCGCACTGATCCACTCTGTTTGCTTTTGCTCCACTGTCGTGGCGTGCGCCAGCCTCACCATGGCCCGCGCGACGACGCGCCAGGGGTACCCTACCTCCAGGGCCAATTCTTTGGCTGTAGCCCAATCGTGGCCACGCACGCCCAGGTGCTCTGTAAGCACGCTGTGAATGTCATCCTGATCTGGGTGTTTTGCCATGGGCCAACTGCCGTAATAGAGTTGGGCTATTGTTTCACGTTTAGCGATAGTTATCAACTAACCGTTATCTGAAGACCGCATCGGGGCTTGACAGTCGAGACTGCTGCGGGTTGTTGCCCTTCGCACTTACGCTCTGAGCCATGGAAGTGCGCCACGGTAGGTATTCCGGCCATTTGCCCCTGGCCAGGCGCAGCAGAGCTGCTGCGGTACGGTGGGGTGGTAGTTATTCGATGATGCGCAAACCCCCCTCAACGCCCACCACGAGCTCACCGCCGGGCGCCACGTACACCAGGCACCCACCTATGCGCAAAGGCAGCTGCGGCCTGCCCAGCCACGTTGCTGAGGCACCCTCGGGGATGGCCAGGGACACCGGCATATCGACACCCTGGTGGCGCAAAAAGGGGATGAAGCCCTCGCTGGTGGCTGTGCCCCCGAAGGCGCTTTTATTTGCAGATTGCATGGTTTCACCCAACTTTGTAAATTTCTACAGATTCATCTTTTTTACTCATTTTTGGCGTTACTCTTTACTCTTCCCTAAAGGGAAGAAGAGTAAAGAGTAAAGGTAAAGTTACTCTTGAGAACTCATGAGTAAGGATGAGTAAAAGAGTAAGTAAATATTTGCATGCACTTTTAAGCACGTTCGCAAATAATGCAGATTCACTGCTTAAAAAGTAGGCAGCACACCGCACCCAGCGCGCAGTAAATTGCACGTTCATGGCACCGTCACCATGCCGTTGGCCACCACCAAGTGGCCTGAATTGGTCAGAGAGGTTATGGCGCGCAGCACATTGAAGCGCCTGCGGTCCACCCTGGCGGCCTCATCCCGAGGCACTTGGTTGATAGCGGCCTCGGTCAGTTGGTTGGTGCTAAAGTCCCCTGTCAGGTCGCTCAGTTCGACCGCCACTCGCATCACGGTGTGCTGCCACACTGAGCTGTTGGGTATGCGTTGGGCGGGTGCGCTGGGTGATCTGGCAGCGCCCTCTTTGACCACGCATGAGGTGATCGGGTCGCCGTCCTCGTCCTGGCCCAGGGTGACCACGTCCAAGGTGAACGGGTGCTCCACGCCCTCCCCTGTTCCATCCTTCATCTTGACCACAGTAGCGCAGCGGGCATCACCCTCGCGCTCGACGCAGATGGACACGTCCAGGGGTGCCTTGAGGCCCGACCAGCCGCGTATGCCCTTGCTGGCGTCCTTGCCAGCGTGGGCAATCAGGGTGACCATGGCGCCGGTGGCCTTGTGGAGGGCCTTGCAGTGGGCCAGCGCCCGGCCCATGTCCTGGCCCGAGTTCTCATCGGCTCCGGCGGTGACCTGGGCCAGCGTATCGACAATGACGATGTCGATATTTCCCAGGCCCTTGAGAGCAGCCACCAGGTCCTTGATGTCGGCCTTTTCCAGGAAGTTTGGCGCGTCACCAAGGATGTAAAGAGGCAGTGCAGATGGGTCGATGCCGTGGTACTCGGCATACGCCTCGACGCGCATGGCAAAGCCCGACGCCCCCTCGGCGCAGATGTAGGCTACGTTGCACTGATGGACGCGGTGGCCACGCCAAGGCTCACCACGCACGATGGACATCACCAGGTCCAGCGCGAAGAACGACTTGCCCGCCCCTGACTCACCATAGATGACGCCCATCTCGGCCAGGGGAAACACCTGCTTGACGGCCCAGCGTACGGGCTCGCGCTCCATGAACTTACCGGCCTGCACGAACTGGAAGCGCATCGGCTTGACGGCCGTGCCCACGGGCGCTGCGCTGGCTGCCGGTGCCTCACCGCTCACATCATCGAAGTCAGCCAGTGACGCTGCCCGGCTGGCCTCGGCCTTGGGCTTGGTCTTGACGCACTGCTCACGCCACAGGTACATGAGAGCACGCTCGGCGTCCTGGTGACGGTGGTCCAGTGCCAC